AATATCTATATATAATATCTCCTATATTTATTTTTTGATCGTCTTTAATCATAATTTTTGATATATCAGCTTCAAATTCCAAGTCAACTCTTGATCCAAATTGTATAATACCTAAATAATCACCTGCCATCACTTTTTGCGGAACCGTTTCAGATGAGCTTATCTTTCTTGCAAAAAATCCAGCTATTTGAGTGACTACTAATGTTTTCTTATTTTCCATCTCTATTGTGTGTATTTTCTTTTCATTAAAACGACTTTTTGTTCTGTTGTTAACTAGATCAAATTGTCCTGTGTTATCATAAATTCTATTTACTACAACTCCATTAACCGGATATATTTGAGTGTGGTTATTCAGTAAGTTTAGATATATAGAGACAATGACTTTATCATCTTTTTGTTCAAGATATGAAATTCTGCCTTCTGCTGGTGATACAATTATATTGTTATCATATCTTTTAGAATGCGGTTTATATCGATAAAATACCACGAGTAATATTAATAGAGAGATGAATAAATAAAAAACTTTATACGACTTGTAGAATGCTGATAAAATACAAAATAGTATAATAATTGAAGACGAAACTAGTGATTCTTTGAACAATAATGTAGTATACATTTATATTTACAATTCATTTTAACTCTTTTATTTTACTTATTTATAAATAAGTAAAATATGTAGTCTAGTCTCCGGCTTTTTCTTTTTCAACTGGTTTGGTAACAACAAAGGTTTGCATTGTCACGGCAAACAAGACTTCTTTTTACCTATGCTATCAGAATATATTAATTTTTTCATGTTTTTGTTCAATTTTCTATACATATACCTCTTTTTTATTTATTTTTATATCTGTTTTCTCAGTAATGCTTTGAATTTACATTCTGTTTTACACAGACAATTAACTGATAAATTAAAATATCTTAAAAACTTATTTACAATCTGAAAATTTATTCTAATAATATCTTTTGTAGTTCTTCATATATCATCTCTAGTTCTCTAGATGTCAAATTAATCAATGAAGAAGTAAATATGGAAGATGCTATAATAGGGCTGGCTAGATTACGTTCTCGTACAAGCATAATTGTTTTCATAACTTTATTTAGTTGTCCAGTAGCTATATTTAATTCTCTTCTTAAAAGCTGTGGATTTTGAGGAATATCGAATATATTCTCGTCATTATCTTTAGTATCATCATCGTCATACATACTTGATATTCTAATATAGTTTTCTTTATAAGAGCTTGGCTCGAAAAAAAGAATCTCGAGTCTGCTCGAGTCTCCCAATAGTAACATTTTTTTTTTAAAGTCAATATTTCTTAGAGTATGTCGTGCAAGAAATGCTTCTTTTAGATACATATGTATCAGCAATTCATAATTGTTATAATTATCCAAACGTCTGCCATAATCGTCCCGTTTATGTTCAAATAATGCATCCAAATTAGAGTCTGAATAATCTAAACTTAGATTATTCATATAATCTTTGTCTAGTAAGTACTCCCATATATCTATATCGTCATGCTCTGATTCCCTAGTTGTCTCACTATATAGTGTTCCTTCTTTTGATAAATAATATTGTAAGAGACGGTTATGTTCAATTAGCCACTTTTTAAATGTGTCTGTTTTCCACTCATTCCATTCATCGGTTTCATTCGATTCATCAGTTTCATTCGATTCATCAGTTTCATTCCATTCATCAGTTTCATTCCATTCATCAGTTTCATCCATTTATATTAAAATAATATTTATTTTAATACATAAAATAAATATTCTCATATAGTTTTATCAATATAAGCTAGTATTTTGTTCTTATTTCTACATATAATTCTTTGTTTTTATCGTTATGCTTTGTATTTTGTTATATTTTTATTTTATTCAATAAATTTGAGTTTAGGTGTAAACAACTCAGTCAGTTCATTTAACAACTTACGTCGAACCTTATATCTGAATTTGTATTGCTCAAGTACAAAATCGACAACACCAGGATATGCGACAGATAATACTTGATCCAATGGATTTGCAAGTGCTTTCAAGTAATAAAAGTAATCAATTTTTATAGCATTTTTATGTTTAGAATAATATTCTGCACATTCAACCTTTTCATATTGTTTGGCTGTATGTTTATCAGGCCCAGTTATCAAATACTCTAAACGAGTACCAGCATCTACTCTTTGACCTCTTCTTTGCATTCTTTCAGCAAGTTGTACTTGTGCAGGTAAACAAAGGAGATAATATTCTTCTTCATTTTCAGCTCCTTTATTCTTTAATTGTTCTTCTCGTTCTGAAATATTTGAGGAGAGTATAGGAACCGTGTAATCACCTACTTTGGCTTTTCTAACACCTTTTTCATTTGTAAATGCTTCTGCTTGAAGACCTCCCGAATTTCCTACAGCTTTGGTGACAACAAAATCTGTATAAGGATTACAACCAGAGAACATTTTATTGATTTGTTCAAGAACCCAAAACAGAACATCATCCCGTGGAGTTTTATCTGCAATATGATTGATAACTCCTTCATAGACAACACGTACAAAATTTGAATTGTCACGACGCGCAAGTAAAACACCTTTTTTACCAATGGTATCACTATATATTAGTTGTCCGCGTTTTTTCTCAACCTTTCGATACATATACCTTTTCTTGGATAAAATGATGAAAAAATTATATAGGCATCCTTCAAATTCTAGCTTGATAGGTGGTGGGAACAACTTTGTGAGCTCATCGGCAACAAACTCTGAATAGTCCCATAATTCTTCGTCAGACTTTCCTTCCATTAGAGGAAAATTGATATAATTACTATCTGTATCACCGTAAACAAGCTCTCCACCAAATTTCTTAACAATAGTATCTGCTGTAATTTCTATATTTTTTCTACCCATGTATGTCGTACACATCGCTCCTGGCATAAAAGGTAAATATCCTCTTCTTACTCCCATTGCACCATACATACTATTTGCTGAAACTTTGTATGCTAGCTGACGTTTATCAAGAACACCGAGTAAATTATTAAGAGACTCAATTTCTTTACTGTTATTTTTACCATTTATTTCTAATTCACCAATTTTTTTCTTAACATTAACCATATCAACATTACGCGTGTGAGAACGTGCATCTAGAAGATTTTGAATAATAGTCGGTAAAACTCCTCGTGGTTCCTTCAAGAACCTATAATAACGTTTTGAGCACATAGGAAATTTAGGTTTGCTCTTGTTTAGATCTGATCTCTCTTTAACGTAAGGTTTTAATTCATCTATTAAAGTTTGCAGATCATTTGCCAATTCTTTTTTCCTAAACTTATCAAGTGTTTTATTCTTTTTATCTCTAAGCTTTTTTATCTTTTCCTTTTCTACCTCAATCACTTTATTTAGTTGCATTTTTCTAATAACCTTTGGATCATGTTCACAACCAATGTGGTCACCCCATTCCATCACATGACATTTTTCATCTGGAATATCAGAATCATCAGCGACCCAAGTGTGATAATCAATATTATACGCAATAATAGTAGTTGGATATAGAGATGCAAAATCGAAAGGAATTACTTGATTATATTGGCCAGGTACCGGAGGAAACACATGCGCACCAACATAACGTTCACTCTCAGAAACTTGATAACCGTCTTTTTCAACGACAATATTTTCATACATACAATACTTATACAGTTGACTGTACACCTTAATCTGTTGGCCTTGTGTATACAAAGTAAAAATAGGAACGCAGCATGTAGCTGCCATCTCTGTAAGACCTGTCCAAGTCTGTAGCTTGTCCATGAGCATCACAGTTAGCGCACTATCTTGAACACAGTTATGTACTACTAGACCTTCTGCCATATATGAATGTGTGTCCTTAACTTCTATATCATACACTTGTTTTTTACCTACTTTTTTAATTCCAATAACAGACAATGAAAATATAGGCTCTTTATCATAACTTGTTTGTTCATATATACAATTAGCACCAATCATTTCTATAAATTTACTAGTAGTAGGAATATCTTGAGAATAAGTATTTGCAATCCTATAATACATAACCGCAACAGTTGCCTTTAACGTTTTACGATAAAAATATCTATATCCTATACTTGTTACAAATGCTTCCAAACTTTCTTTTGATACAGTTAAACTTCCAATAAATACTGATTTATCATCTGTATTTTTTTGATTAACTCTATAATACGATGATATATTAAATTTTTTCAAACAATCAATGATAATATTCATATAATTTACAATATTTTTTTCAGATCTTCCATAGTTTTCTAGTTCTATTTCTGTACATTTTTCTTTTGTTAGGGATGGACACGAACCACTTCCTCCAAATAATCCTCCTAAAAATTCTTTAATGCAATTTTGATTCCATAATTTCATGTCAGGAAGACCACATTCTAAACAACTTATTTTTCTAATCTTATCTGCTAAGAATAAAGGAATAGTAACTATATAACAATGTGTATCTTTTTCAATAATTGGTAACACACCGCATAGCGCTTCTATATCTTTTTCTAAAATACTCGCATCCATTAAACTATCAACAAATACCATACATCTGTTTTTTTCAATACACATATCACTATCTGTAGTCCATAAATATCCAAGTATTCTACTTAATATCATATCTTTAGTATCAATACCAATGCTAGGTAAAATAACTCCTACTTTAATTCTTATACCAAGAGAATCTTCTGATTTGATCCATTCTCCTTTTTCATTTGCTATTAAATGATCTGGTGTACATGTTATTTTTCTACCATCTTCAAGTTCTAATTCAATACATTCTTGAACACCATTATTAAAAAATTTAAGTTGTTCTGAAATTCCAATAGTATCTGTTTTTTCATTCCAAGAAAGAAGTTGGTTATTTCCATTTACCATTTGTTCAATTGAAATAGTACCATGAACTAAACTGATTTGAGTTCCTTCGCCATAACAGTAGCGGCCTACCAAGCCCATAGCTTTTTGAGCAATTTTACTATATTCACCATCCTTGTTCTTTGTAATACCAATACGATAGCACTTGAATATACCCTTCACGCTGAGAGGATCCTTGGTTTCGCCAATAAAGTGTTCAGCGATCGTTTTCAGCTTGTAATTGCTAAATTTGAAATCACGCTTCACAAGAGGCAAAAGATCTACATATACTCTACCTTCAGCATCAAGAAACTGAAATTCTTGATTCTTGTATGCTGACGAAGACCATTTGATTGTTTTCTCTTTTGCATGCGCATATTTATGAAAACCTTGTTGGTCAAAATTAAAAATACACATATTAAACTTGGCTCGATCGATCATATACGGAATATCGAAACCAAGAATATTATAACCAACTATCAAATTCGGATTCTCATCCCGAATAAATTGTGTAAAGCCAGTCAAAAGATCTGCTTCTGTATCATACATATATATCAATACATCGTCTCCAACAATTTGCTGATCTGGTTGACCTAAAGTAAGTAAATACTTTTCATAATTGTCCTGTTTTTCTCCATACCTAGAAATCACACAAGAAATTTGAAATACTTTATCTCCAGGTTTGTTCGCATTAGGCATAGCTGATGGATTTGAAGAGTTTACTTCAATATCAAATCCCATTATCTTTGGACGAGGAACCAAATCACTTTTAAAAGGAGAAATATTTTTCCATTTAACCTTGAATTCGTGATCACAAAGAGTCAGTTTCTCATCCGCTTCTTGTCTCTTACCGTGAAACTCAATCCACCCGGCTGTTGAGATTTGTCTGCAACAAGTAAGTTGCAAAATTGGATCCGCATCTGATTCGTGCATTTTCAATTTGAGAGTTCCAAGTCCAACTACGTTAATAGAGCTTCTTAGTTTAAATCCAAGTGACTTGATGTCTTTTCTAGCTGAAAAACAACAAAAAAGATATGGAAAAAGTTTTTCTGTACCGTTAGCTTCAATATGAGCTCCATATAGACGTTTCTTCATCATCAAAACTTTCTTCAGAGGTTTTTGTTTTCCTAATAATTCATCTAGCTTGTTTCCAACAAGCTGGGCGTTTCCGGTATTCCATCTTATTCGATCAGGAAGCTCAATGTATACGTAAGGAGTAAAATTCTCAACTCTAACGCACATGTTAGAGTCTTTTTCATCAATTCCGTATATTCTTATAGAGGTGATTTCTTCTTCTTCATCATCAACATGCCAACTATATGGAAAAAATCTACACGACTCCATTTCTATTTCTCATCTTATGTGTTCCCTCTTAAAACCAATTTTACTTTTGTATATATAACATTTTTATATGATTATTCTTAGTCTAAATAAATGGATATTCGACCAAAATATTTTAACTATAATGATGACAATGAGTTCTATCAGAAACAAATAATATACGAATTTTTAGAATACGAAAATTATAAAAGTACAATAATTCATGAAAATCCTGATTTTGGTGAACAACTTCTCGAAGATAATTTAAAATCAACATTTCCTAGATGATCGTATAAAATATATAAAAATCATTTTGTTCGTCAAATATCAGACAAACATATCTTTGAAACTATTTTTTCAAGACGCAAAACAACGATATACTACAATTATAAGATGGCATTTTTAAACATTTAGAACTTAATTATGGAGACGGACTAGTTTCTAGACTTTTTTTACACTTAACAAAATTTAAATTTTTATTAATAAAAATTTATATATACTTATAAAATAAATAAACATGAATAAAAATTATCTTGAATATAACGCTGATCATAAATTTTATTTGAAAAAAATAATAGATAAACTTATAGAATATGAAAACGACAAAAACGCAAGGAATGATCAATATAAGAAGATTATGTCGGACCCTTCCGAATATGGTAAAGAACTATTACAAATGAGTTTGTTTGATAATTTAGAAAGAGAATATAGCAATGAAATGTCCAAAGGGTTAACTGATAATGAGAAGACCACCTGCACGTTAAGATACTTACAAAACCGTAGTGCCATACAAGAAAAAGTACATAAGTACTATGAAAATCACTACAAAGAAGTGATGTTAAAAGTAAAAGCTAGATACATGGATGAAATTATAAAACATATCACAAATTATTTTTTTTGTAGATTAAGTGAATTCTCTAGCTTTGAAAATATTTTTGATATCGCAAAATTATTATGTCTTGATCTTATGAAACCTACATATGGTGAAGATTCTGAAGTTTTTAAAAATTTGAAAGAAGGATTTGAGCTAGTAACTAATCTTTATAAAATAAATGAGATATCAATAGATGAAATTAAACTTTTACCAAGTGGGCAAAAATGTTTAGATGTTATGATTGATCTTGATGTTGAAACTATACTTGATTGCCTTAAAAATACTCAAAATTATTTATTTGTGTCTGTCGATCGGGCTAATTGTAAAGGTGTTTCGTATACTTACCACGCAGTATGTCTTTCTAAAGAAAATATTACTCAAATAATATCAAATAGCGTGGGAATGGAATATTCATGTAATAAAGATGATCTGATCGTTTATATTACACTGCCTATTGGTCCTGGAGGTGTTAATGTATATATACCATTATTATCAGCAATATTGATTCTACAATATGATAAATTAATATTTTACTTGCTTAAGCAAGATGCTGCAAAATGCGATGGATTTACTGAACCATTTAAATATTGTGACAGTGATACACATAAAACAACTCCGATCATGCACATAGCAAAGTGTGGAGGTTTTAATTGTGCTCCAAAAGGTTGGACTGGTGCCACAGATCTACAGAAGAACGCAGATTTTGTTTCAAAAGCAACAGAACAAGGTGGAACTGGTAAAATAGATACACAGAAACTAAGAAGATCATCAAGAATTCAAAACACTGTTTATGGTCGATAGTATAATAACTTTGTAAAAATATAAAATATAAAATATCTAAGTTTATAAAAGAAAATGGAGTATAACGATAGTGATGAAGAAGCCGCTACTAGATTCATACAAATTAGTATGAAATCCAACTCTCGAAAGAGCTCTTAACCCATGTGTAGCTCCATGGAAATATAAAATTATAACATTTCATCTATGCACTTGATAAAAATGTTTCTCGC